CTTAAAACAATCTTGTTGAACCATAGTCTCAAAAACATCCCAAAGTTTCATACATCTACTGTTATGAATTTCTTTGAGTCCCATGAGCATAGTTGTTATATCATCTTCTGATGGAGGCCCTTCAGACGCATCCATTATTCTATAGAGTATGGTATCCAAATCTTCTACGGCGCCCCACACTTTCTGAATTTCTTCCTCTAAATTAAATCTATCATATTTCATGAAACTTCCTCAATTGTTATTTTTAAAGGATATTGATTTTCTTTTGCGAACTCAGCTGTCTCGTATGCTTTGGTTTCCGCTATCTCAAGACGAAATATTCCTGCAACGCCCATGCCTTCTTTGTGTACAGCCAACATAATTCTTTCTGCGCGTTCAAACGGATGATGGAAAACTTCTTGTAGAACATACACCACAAATTCCATTGGAGTAAAATCATCATTGTGTAAAATTACAGCAAACTTGCCAGGCTTTTGCGGTTCTTTTTTTCTCTTGAATCCACGAGCCGTTGCACCTTTCTTCGGTTTGTCTTCTGTTATTATTCCTTCTTCTTCATTCGGAATATGGTCCTGTTGCATTGTCACCATCTGAACATCCTTGAGAATTATACCTACTTTGTCTCCATGTATGTTTGCCTTCATTATATCTCAACCATATCTGATTCCCTTGTGGATCACAAAATTGTACATATATTTTATCGTTTATAGTAAATAATCCTGCTCTACTGAAGCCTTCTACCGGAGGTAATGTCTCTATCGCTCGTAACCATAATGGAGCACGAGGCCCTGGAGCACAAGAAGTAAGTAAGACAATCATAACAACTGTCAATATTACTTGGATTAAATTAAGGATAACTAAATCTAAAATTGTTTTCTGAGATATAATCCTCATCCGTATCTAGACCACTCCGAATCTCCGTAGTTTCCTGTTTTATGCATCTTTCTTGTTTGACTACACTTAAAACATAGTTGTCCTGCGCCCTCTATATAACCATATCTAAAGGTAACATCATCACCTTTTTTGTAAGAGGTTTCTGCGCCACAAGATACACATATTTCTGTTTCATTCATTTCTTCATTTGTCATAGGCCAATTTGTACAATAAGGGTGTTCAGAATCTTGTCGTTTTACGAATTTGATTTCTTTTTGATCTTTACGAACCATGTGGTCCATCCTCCCTTTACTTTTCTTCTCTTTTGATTGGGATCATGTGCGTGTGTCGCTTGTCCGTGATTGTCGTATCGTATCGTGAGAAAAGTTTCTGATTCATAGTCTCTGAGATCTACAAACGACCATTCAGCCTTGTCCTCGATACTTTTTCCAACCGTGTCTTCGGTTTTTGTGTTTTCCTTTTGGTTTTGAATTTTTCGATTTCCCTATACTAGTTCTTTTTGCGACTGTATCTCTTCTATATTTGAATATTCTTACCATCTACGTAACATCTCTTTCCCATCGGGGATTTTCATCTCCATCTTTTTTAACAATTCCTCTCTTCTCCCCACAATGAGGACAAGACATATTTTGACCACGCCGATAAACCATATCAGTTGCATGACTCCACCAATTTTTACATTCTCCACAAACAAAATGATATATCTTTTCCATCGTAAATGAATGATGTTTTTCCATCTATCCTCCAATTGATACTATAGTTATATTATAACACAATGAGCCAAGGAAGTCAAGGGTTCATTAATTTAATTTTTCTTGTGGAGCAATATCATTCCAAAGTACTGAACATATCTGATCCGCAATATCTCTTTCTAATATTATGAAATCTCCAATATTGTCTATGATCACATAATTATCACTAGCTATAAATTTTCGTATAACATATTCACCGACCTGTTCAATCAATTCTGTTGCTTCAACAATTTCACTAATATCTGCAATATTCATAACTATTTAGGCTTTTTTAAGAACACAAATCAGATTACTAATTTATGTCTACCTTCCAAAAAGGTTTCAGTTTATTTCTCTTTTCACGTTCAACGATTAATTTTCTTGCTTCTTTGTTGCGTTTATTCCACTCTCTTGCTCTTTCAAGAATGATCTCTTTATTCTTTTTGTAATATTCTCTCAAATATGCTTTTCTTGATTCATCGTTCTTCCACTTTTCAGCGAGGCGATCCTTATTCTTTTGATAGTATATTTTATTAGATTCTGATTTAGATATCATATACAATATTTCCCGAAATGGTTATTCTTTCTTCTTCGCAATTATAAAAGGGATAAACCTGATGCATCATCTCTGCAGGAAAAAATAACATTATTCCCTCAAAAGAAGAATCTAAGCAATAAGTATATTGACTAATAGTGCCCATTATATCAGTATATACAAATTCAAAAGCAGAAGCCTTTGGTGAATTACTCTCTTTGACAAAAGGAATTTCACATTGTTCTTTCCAAACAGTAGGAATTTTCATGAAAACCACAAATGAATATACTCCGGAATGATTATGCATCGGATTAAATTCGTGTTGTTTTTGAAAATTAACCCAAAAATTATCTAAACCATACGGGAGATCATTTTTAGAAATTGATTGCGAGTTAAATGCTGTAGTTTTTTTAAAAAATTCTTTATATTTTCCAATTATAGGAATACACGCATTGACAAAAAACCAATTATCTGTATCATTTAATACTAAACTACTAGAAATATTTCCAGCCAATTCAGCATTATAAGGTTTGGGATTCTCTTTTGCACTTGAAATATATTCCCATAATTTATCCATTGCGGGTGTACCAGATAAATTAGTTTCTATACCAAAAGCAAATTGTCCTTGTAGGTGATCAGGTTCTATCTCTCTAAGTGCTGGTATAAGTCTCATAACATTCCTTCTGCACCACATTTTGCGATGAAATAAGCGTCCACTAGATCACTAACTGGATTTTTTACTTATGTTGCTTTGGGAGTTAATCGTTCTTTGAGGTCTGTGGGGGTAAGAAGTTCATCAACAAAGGCTTCATACATCAATTCTTTATTTGCTTTACCTTTACCCGTCGCGAATTTCTTAATAACGGTAGGGGGGTAACTCTTAAATGAAACTTTATTTTTCCACATTTTGTGCTTTAGTAGTCCAGTATTCTCCGCTATTGAACGAACACCAGCTTGTGCAGAAGTAGCAAAAGCATATCCTTCAAGATACACTTCATCACAACCCTGGACGCGCTGATATGCCCAAGATGCGAGTTTTTCGTGTCTTTCTTCTTCACAATTCCATTCAGGATATGGTTCAGCAATAATATTACCTACCCCACACCCGGCGGCAAGTTGTTGTTGTCTTTTATTATTAGATAGATAATATAACATACACCTATCAAAGTCAAAATATCCACCATCTTCTTCTTCCTTATATACACATACTGCGGGCGATGTTAATGAATAATCAATTCCGGCGACAAATTTAATCTTCTTCAAAAAATTCGTCATAATAAGGTTCCATTAATATTCCACAAAAAGAACAATGGAATGCATGTTCTTCCTGTCTTGATCGTATATCATCTGCTTCGTAAATCATGGTATATTTCACATTACAATTATTGCATTCTACATCCAATTCAACTTCCATGTCTCTCCAATTAAAGGTCTACAATCTCACATCCATTTTCTGCTGAACAGGCAAGTTCTTGTGATGCTACCGTATAATCTTGCTGTTCATAATTAGACAAATTTGACCAATCTACCTTCTTTGGTATTTTGACCAACAATTCATCATATTCTTTTTTTGTGCAATCTTGATACGGTGCTTGTCTGTATGTATGTTCACTAAAAGGTAAGAATGAAATACCACTAATCGAATCGAAATTGTTCCACACCCATGCACCAACATCAAACCATTCGGGCTCTTTAACAGAAACCGTAATAGATGGTTTATGTTCACACCAATGTTTTTGATATTTTGTCCAAAGGTCTAATTGTTCAATCGCTGTCATATCTTTCCGACAAACAGCTCCTTTGGGACTTTCCATTGGAAAAGAAAAAACAGTTGTGTGGTCTGGTTTAGTTACATCTGGTTCATTTGGAAAGTTCGCCTTTTTCATCATTTTGCAAAGGGGGTCTTTGTTGTCTGCTCTTACAGTTCTGATATAATAAGGATTATGCCTGGCATGAATACCAGAAGCACTATCAACAAGCTGACTAACAGTACCACTAGGTTTGACACAAGTGATTGCGGCTGCCCGTGAAATTCCAAGTTTGTCTGCCCATTCTTTGTTTGTTTCATATGCAACCTTTCTTAATTCTTCTAACAGGGGTTCTAGTCCCTTCTTTTTACCATTTGTTAATGGGTTGTCTAATATGCCGGTAAGCGAGACACCCAATAGTCTTTCTTCAGTACAGTTGTTTTCCCATTCTTTGGTGAGATATCTGAAGTTGGTAAGAGTGGATTGGAATGTGCCAAGGATTGTTGCAGATCGGACTTTCTTTTTAAGAGATTCAGCATCGTCATGTCTTCTGACAACGCACTCACTAAGGTTGCAGAACTCTCTGCTTCTAAGTATAATCTCGCTACAGGGGTTAGTTCCAAAATCATCTCTAGGTTCTCTTCGTTTAACATATCCTCCGTTATCATCTTTTTCCCTTTCATTTAATAATGCTACTTGATTTTTTGCTGATACACCATTGTATACACCACGCTCTCCTGACTTTGAATCATAGAGAGATAACCATTCTCGCATGTAAGTCCCAACATCGGGCCGTTCTTTATAATTAACTGAATTGTTTGCTAGTGCTCGTTGTACATTAAGTTTATACCATTCGCCATGTTTTGCAAATCTCATTTCTCTGTCATTTAGATCAGAAAGACTAATAAGAGCGCTTCTACGAACACCACCCACTACAACTATTTCTGCAATTTTACAAACAATATCATGACATTCAATGGGTTTGAGTTTTCTCCCTGCCGAATCTTGAAATATCGTTGATGCAAAATGAAACAAATCATCTAATGGTTGTGGGCCAGAAGCTCTTCCACCAAATGTTTTTAAAGGTTCTCCTGCCGCACGAACTTTTGAAAGATCCCATTTTGGAATCTGTCCTGTCCATAACAAACTCAAAAGTTCCTTGAATGCTTTTGCCCAACCAAGTTTTGAATCTGCAACAACAATTGTTGTATCGGTTGGATGAAATTCTTCTGCGACTAATGGTAATTGATTTACATGTTTTGCCTCTACACTAAATCCAACTCCTGTTCCATTCATAAGAACATAAAGGATTTCATCAAAAGAACGTGGACTGTCAACTTTTGCGTAAGAACAATTATAACCAGCAACATTCTCTTTCCTGAGTGCAGCTCCTGCTGTCATCAAACAACGCATAGAAGGCATAACATTTAATGCTAATACATCTTCCCTCAATTCCTCAACTATTCCATTTCCTAAATCATAATCACATGTTTCTTTAAGATGTTCCTGAAAGAAAGTAAAATATCGGTCTACTGTTTCTCCCCATGTTTCTCTTCGTTTCTTATCGTAATCCCATCGTGCATATCGTGAAAGATGAATAAATTGTTGGTATTGAGTAGGCAAGACGGCGGGATTAGTTGGGTTCATTTTTTCCTCCAAGTGGCGAGATGTGTTTTTGCAAGTAGACCATTGTACGTGTTCGTATTTATTATTTTGATCAATCTTGATTCTTG